AATATGCACGTCACAAAAACAAATAGCAAGGCTGAACCATTGTCAAGCGACAAGAATAGCCTTGACGGATTGAACGCACACTTGGCCGTGGTTGATGAATACCACGCTCACCCCACGTCAGCGGTTTACAATGTCCTCAAGTCGTCGATGGGGTCACGTAAGCAACCTCTGATGTTTACGATCACCACGGCTGGATTCAATGTGACTGGTCCGTGCTACCAATTAGCCAAGACTTGTAAGGAAGTGCTTGATGGCAAGAAGCGTGATGACTCACTCTTCGCTCTCATCTACGAACTTGACGAAGACGACGACTGGAGAGACGAGGACACCTGGATCAAAGCCAACCCAAGTCTAGGCACAAGTATTAGCTACGAGTACCTCCGTCAGCAATGCACTCAAGCAAAGAACTATGGCGGTGCGGAAGAGGTAAACTTTAAGACCAAGCACTGCAATTTGTGGGTCAAGTCAAGTACGGCTTGGGTCAGCGATGACATTTGGAAAGCCAATGATTTAGGTGTGGTTGAATGGTCAGGCGAGACAAATTGCTATGGTGGTCTTGACCTTGCATCGGTAAGTGACTTTTGCTCCCTTGTGCTTGTAAGTCCACGAAGTGATGGCGGTTACGACACCAAGAGGTTCTATTGGTTGCCTGAAGATGCTATTGAGAAAAGACTGTACTCTGACGAGAATACCATATATATGGAATTGAGACACGCTGAAGAGGTGTTTGTTACTCCAGGCAACGTCACGGATTACGACTACATCCGACGTTGTATCAGCGGTTACTATGTGGAGAATGGTGTGGTAAACTTTGATGACGATTGCTTGATGAAACGCTACGACCTTCGTAGCATAGCGTTCGACCGCTACAATAGTAGTCAGCTCATAATCAACCTAACACACGATGGAGTAGAGATGTCACCGATGGGTCAAGGATATGTAAGTATGAGCGCACCTATGAAAGAGGTGTACCGACTCCTACTAGAACACAAACTAAACCACGAGGGCGATCCAGTGCTCAGATGGATGGCTAGTAATCTAGAGGTGACTTATGACCCCGCAATGAATTGCAAACCTGATAAGTCGAGGTCTCAAGATAAGATTGATGGGATAACGGCTTTGATTTGTGCAGTAGGGGAGGCGATGACGGAGACTCAAGAAGACGTACTACCTGAAGACTACACCATACGTTTCTTATGACTTGTGAAGAGAAGCTCGCACTAGCAAGAAAACTCAATACTGCTGAGGGCTTTGTGGACGAATATCAAAAAAGGCTTTATGACCACGCAAGGAATCTTGACGCTTATTACAGCGTAGAGAATGATTACTATGATCTATTCGGTCGTCATCGTTACAGTTGCTATCAGTCATTTCACACAATCTTACGACGCATCTTGAAAAGAAATAGAACAAGGTAGATGTGTATAAAACGTAGCATACATATCATTGCATAATGTCTGAGACTCGCAAGAATCTATTGACTCGCCTTAGAGATGCGATTCGCCCTCAGGATCAAGAAAAGAGATCCTATGATCCCTCGCTGATCTACCCCTGGACTCCAACACGGAGTGGGGTAGCACTTAGCGAGGAAGGCGCGTTGGCAGTAAGCGCGGTCTATGCTTGCATCAACAAGATTAGCAGTACCATTGCGAGTCTTGACTTGGGCTTGTTTGAGCTTGAAGAAAACGGAAAGCGTTTAGATCGTAAACATCCATCTTATCGACTCGTAACTCAAGAGCCTAACGAGTATATGGGTGCGTACCATTTTTGGGTACACATTATCTCAGACGCATTGATGCACGGAGGCGGCTACGCTCTGATCAAGCGAGATCAAAATGGTGCACCTAGTTCTCTCACTCTTGTCCCGCCTGACCAGATCAAGGCGAAGGACTTAAATGGGCGTAGAATATATCTCTACCGAGATAGCGAGGAGGCACTTTTCAACGAGGACGTGTTAGCAATCGAGTGCTTTCGTGGCATCAGCCCAATTCAAGAGCACCTCGAAAACATCGGTCTTGCATACGCGGCACAACAGTATGGTTCTAGCTTCTTTGGAAGCGGTGGCAATATGAGTGGTGTATTGATGACTGACAAGACTTTGAGCGAAGATCAGTACCGACGACTCAGTTCTACGTGGGATCAAAAGTATCACGGCATCAACGCGGCTCACGCGACGGCCATCCTTGAGGCAGGTCTAAAGTACGAGCGTGTAGGCATCCCACCTGAAACGGCTCAAGCTCTTCAAACACGTAAGTACCAGGTCGAGGAGATTTGTCGCATTTTCAATGTGCCTCCGTCTCTCATTCAGATGAGTAGTGACGTGAAGTATAGCAATGTCGAGCAACAAGACTTGTTCTTTGCCAAGCACACTATCGCCCCTTGGGTAAGCAATCTCGAACAAGAGATGCGTAGAAAGCTATTGCGTCCCGTAGAGCGAGACAATTACGAGTTCAAGTTCTCTATGCTTAGTCTGATGCGCGGTGATATGGCAGCGCGAGCAAACTATTATCAAACTTTGCTTCACTCAGGCGTTTTGAGTATAAACGAGATTCGTGGATTGGAAGACCGCAATGCGATCGAGAATGGAGATCTACATCTTGTTCAGGTAAACCAGATCCCGCTTGAAGCAATGCGTGATTACGCTCAAAGTATCACAGGACAAGAAGTCGATGGCGACGTACAGTAACTACCCTGAGGCGGCTAAAAGCGCGGCTCGTCGTGCTCTCCGATTCAAGGAGAAGAACGGCTCGTCGTGCGGAACGCCCGTGGGGTGGAATCGTGCATCGGACATTGCGGCTGGTCGAGGTCTCTCGTTGGCAACAGTAAAGAGGACATTCAGTTTCTTGTCTCGTGCAGGGGTTTACAATCAAGGTAAGTTTACCGACGAGAAGGGTAAGGAGATTTGTGGCAGCATAATGTTTGCCGCGTGGGGCGGCTCGTCGATGAAGTCTTGGTGCAAGGGCATAATTAACAAGGCCGAGCGAGCCAACATCGAAGACACCGAAGAGCGCAACATCACAAGCGCGGTCAAAGAAGCCTTGCAGAAGAAAGTCAAGGATCACAACGAAGACAACCCTAAACACAAAGCAACCTACGGGATGCTTGCGGCCTGCTTTCGCCGTGGCATTGGAGCGTATAAGACGAATCCTGGAAGTGTTCGGCCTTCGGTAAAGAGTCCTGAGCAATGGGCGTATGCGAGAGTAAATGCTTTCTTGTACGCTTTGAGAAACGAGAAGTTCAAGGGGGGTAAGTTTGACACCGACTTGTTGCCAAGCTCACACCCTTTGAGCACAAAACGAAACAAAATGTCTGACGAAGAAAAGAGAGATATAGAAGTCGAACGCAGAAACTATGTGCCAACATCTGATGGACACGAAGTCCGTATGCACGGAGACGACGACGAGCGCACTGTGGAAGGCTACGCGGCAGTCTTCAATCAACCCACAATGATTGGGCGCGTTGAAGAGGTCGTTGCGCCTGGTGCGTTTGATGAGCGTTTGATGGACGACGTTGTTGCGTTGTTCAATCACGATATGAATATGCCTTTGGCTCGTTCACACAACGGGGAAGGCACACTTGAGTTGAAGGTTGACGATCAAGGCTTGTACTACAAGTTCAATCTCGGCAACCAGTCATACGCCAAGGACTTAGCCGAAAGTATTAAGCGCGGAGATGTTCGCGGTAGTAGCTTCGGCTTCGTAGTTCGTGAAGACGACTATGAGAAGAAAGACGACGGCACATACCGACGCACGATCCTGAAACTTGATCGTATCGCAGATGTTTCCCCCGTGGTTATGCCTGCATACCCACAAACCTCCGTAAAGATGCGCGATGCTATCGCGGCTATGGAGGAGACCCAGGAAGTCGAAGAGACTCCTGATCCAATCGTAATTCCGCCGACGTCAGCCCCCAATCGGAAGGCAGCAGAGGCACTACTTTCTATTCACCATCACAAAACCCTTTCAAAATGAAAACTTCTTTGAAGTTGAAGGAAGAACGTGCTTCTCTGATCTCTGACCTAGAGGCACTCGTGGACACCGCCAAAACAGAAGAGCGGGAGTTTACGCAAGACGAAGAGTCCCGTCAGGCGGACTTGAATGAATCAATCTATGGCCTTGATGCTAAGATTGCTAACTCTGAAAAGACTGAGACTATTATGGCTCGCTCTATGGCAGGGGAAGCGTCTAAGTCTGAGGAGCGCGAAATGGATCAACACGCCAAGGAATACTCCTTGCGCGATGCTGTACAACAGTTCCGCACCGCAGGTAAGCTCGAAGGCCGTGAGGCTGAGATGCAGCAAGAAGCGGTCAATGAGTTCCGCCAGGCGGGTGTCACTCCAAGCGGTCAAATCCAAGTCCCAATCGGATTGACTTATCGTAGCACTGTGCAGTCAAGCGGTGTCACTGGCATTCAGCAGCAAGGCACTTTGCAGGGTCTCGTTCCTGAGTCAGTAATCGAGCAGGCAGGTGGAAACCGCATCACAGGTGTCTCTGGCACAGTGCGTCTCCCATCTTTGCCAACCGATGCTACATTGGAGCAGACAGAAGTCGCAGCCAAGGACGCAGGATCAGCAATGACCGCGACTGACATCGACCCGATTCGTTTCGCTTCTCGCATCGACGTTTCTAACCAAGTGTTGGCTTTGTCTAACGCGTCCTTCGATGCCGCAGTTGCGGCTCAGTTCCGTCGTCACTCAGGTGGTTTGATGGACAAGAAGGCTTGGAGCAACTTCATCACTGCAATGGGCGGAACTGCTGCTTCACTCGTTAAGCGTAGCACAGCTGCTGCTGTTGCTGTCCCAGGCATCGACTTTGCTTCTGCAAATGACTTGATTGCTGCTATGGGTTCTGCTGATGCTTTGAATGCCTCAGGAACTTTCTTTGGTAGCCACGAACAGTTGGCTCGCGCTCGCTCACAGCAAGCCGTCACCAACGGAGGCATCCCAACGCTTCAGGCGGACGGAACAATCGCTGGTTACAAGGCTTTCGGACATAGCCAAATCACTGCGGCTCTCTTGCCAAGCGGATCAAGCGAAGCGTTCGAAACCTTGACGCAAGCCAACGTCTACAACAACGGCACGGGTGCAACGGACATCACCAACGAAGCTGCTTTGCAGCCGTTCTTTATGGTCAATATGAATGATGTGTACTGCTGCTACTGGGGCGGTGCGGATTTGATCATTGACAATATCACCGAGGCCCACAAAGGCAACACTCGGATGATTATGAACTACTACGCCAACTGCAACGTCGGTCACGCAGCTAGCGTGAAGGCGGTCTATGTAGCCTAAGACCAAAACTAAAGCCCCTGATCCTGAGCCACGCACGTAAACGCACTGCTTCAGGGTTGGGGGCTTTTATCTTAAAAAGATATGTTGAAACATCCACACGTCAGAATAGATAAATTTGTAGTTCGTACTAGTAGCTACGACGCAGGTATGTTCCCTGACCGCGCGGCTCTTAAAACGCATCTACGTGTGGACTACGATGAGGACGACGCTTACATCGACACCTTGTTGTTAACAACTGTGTCTTACATTGAGGAATATACTGACACGATCTTTGCTCAGGCGAGTTACAAAGCATACTGGGATCACGCTTATCCCGTAGTCTTGATAAGCAAGAACTTTGGAACAATAGTCACAGCTCACCACGATCGTCCCTTAGTTCACGAGCTGAATGACGAGGATGTTTACGTCCTAGTGGACTCAAGTAAGTACGAGCTTGACACCACAAACAATCCCATTAGAGTGCATATGAAAAGTGGGTTTGCTACAGGTGCAAGCAAACTGAATAAGTATCGTCTGTCTTTCACGACATCCACCAAATCCGTGCCGAAGTATCTCTACCAGGCGGCTCTAATGATTGCGGGTCACTTCTTTGAAAATCGTCAAGATGTAGGCAAGGATAGAGTCTTTGAAGTTCCTCTCACTAGTCGCTATCTCCTAGAACGCTACCGATCTAATTCGTTCTAATGAATATCGGATCGTTCAACAAACAGATTAAACTCTACGAACCAAACGAGAGGATCAACTCTTTTGGAGAGACAGAGATCACAGATTACACTCTGAGGATTACGGCTATGGCTCGTCGTCGTGACATTGAGTGGTCAACTATTGGTGAAGAGGCGCACGGAAAACAACTAGTAGTAGAGGCTCGAACCGAGTTCTACATCAAGCGTTTTAGATCAGCAATTACCGAAAAGTGGATTGTTCAATACGACAATCGTTACTATGAAATCACTCGTGTTGATGAGTTCGGTAAGGCTGAGTTCTCACGTATTCTAGGTCTCCGAAGAGACAACTGGACACCAACGATCGCCTGATGGCACTAAGGAGCGCAAGATACGCGGCAAATCAAACTATCGACGCGACTCAATTCGCGGAGTTTGAGCGTAAGCTCGAAGTTCTCTATGGTATGACAGTCCAAAAGCGTAGGAAACAAATGGAGAAGGTGACAAACTTCGCCCTCTTCCCTACGAAAAAGAAAATGATTCAACTTGCCCCAAAGGGTAAGACGGGTAGCCTCAAGAAGAGTATCACTCTAAACACCGCGAAGGCTACGGGATATGGATCACGAGTTGGTAGTAGGACTGGACCTATGATACGTGGCAAAAGTAAGAGGAGAGTACATCACGCTCACTTGGTAGAATTAGGCACAAAGAAAAAGATGAAGAGAATCGGTGCAGGCAAAAAGCCCTTCACCTTTTATAGCTTCAAGGCGGGTCGAGTTCTCCGACGAGACAAGATCAATCACGGATCGAGGGCAAGGCCGTTCGTAGAGCCTTCATACAAGGCAACTAAGCACAAGTACGCCCCACGAATTAAAGTCAAGATGAAGCGTATTCTCGCTAAATTGGCGGAAGAAATGAAAACCAAATGATCCACGTTATCCGCAAAATCCTTATTGATACGGCAGCGGTGACGAACCTTGTCCCCGCAAGCAAGATTAGTCTTGTAATGGCTCGTCAAGGTATGGAAAGACCATATATAGCGATCGACCTTGAAGGCACGGGTTTCGATCGAAGCAACCAAGGAATAGCCCAGGAGGTGTATAGTATTGTGGTGTACATCACCGACACTCATCTATCTTCGGCTTGGGCAATACATAGTGCCGTCAAAACAGCCCTTTCAGAGTTCTCAGGATCAAAGACTGTCGACTCGGTGTCTTATGAGATTGGTCAAATCAGTTTCTCGGATGTGCTGACTGATGCCCACGAACTTCACGACTTCTACATCGTAGCTTGTCAGATGAATGTGTTTGTATATCCGTAATCAAACCAAGTTTGACCAACCGAGACCTCACTAATCTAAACTTGCAATATATCTAAGAGCAATGGGAGCAATTAAAGGAAATTCAACCACCTTGATGTTTAAGCTAGAGTCTTCAGACGACGCTTCTAGCGTAGCCGATGACTTGGCTAGTGATGGCTACGCAGCCTTCACTGGGGTTACTAGCGCAAGCATCAGCGTGTCCAATAGCACGTTTGAAGCCGTCAGCATCACCGACCCAACAACTGATGCCACTGTTCGTGACTTTGCAGTTGGGACTACATCAACTTCACTTAGTCTTGAAGGTGTGTACGACCCCGCGCAGACTCAGAATGCCGATCAGTTGTTTACTCTATGTAAGAACAAGAGTCGTCTCGGTATCTTTTGGGTAACGAACCAAGCTGAAGACAATGCTCTTGGAGGCATTGGTTTTTGCACTTCTTTCGAGTTGTCAGCTGGTATGGACGACTTTGTTACATTCTCGGCATCTTTCGAGTTGGAAGGTGATCCCGCTTACAAAACAATGGACTGATAATGGCTACTATTAACGCAAATACAGTGGCCCTCTACATTGACGTAGACGCGGCAACCTTCTCTACTAATCCAGGTGATACGCAATCGGGATCGCCCGCATTGAAGCCTGTGATGTTTAGCACGAGCGCAAGCCTCTCAGTCAGCAACGCTACCTACGACACTCAGTTCAAAAAGGTAGCTGCGGCAACGGCTGGATCTGTCCCCGCCTTATCACCCACACGAGGCTATGCGGTGGGCACTACAAGCACATCGCTCTCCGTTGAAGGGGTAGCCTCTTGGGAGACGCTCAATAATTGTGTGGACTTGAAAGTCCTCTTTGATGAGGTGATCGGCAAAAACATCGTTACTGCGGTGTGGGCTAGTAATGACTCTAATGCCTCGGCATACGGAGGTAAGGGCTTCATCACGAGCTTTGAGATCTCTTCAGGCGTAGACGACTTTGCAACGTTCTCTTGCTCCGTCGAGTTGACTGGCGATCCAATCCAAGTAGCGTAAGTAGAACTTACCTTCCTTTGTTGTAAATTGTCGGTAAATCGTCGGCAATGAATAAACTCGCAGGTCAGTTCCAGGTAACGCTCGGTAAAAAGAAGCACACCTGTCACCTCTCTATGAACGCGTTTCGCATCCTATGTGAGCGCGAGAATCTCAAGTTTCACCAGATGGACACCTATCTACAGGAAAGTCCACTCACGGCTGTTCCCAAGGTCATCTACTATGGCCTAGTGAACCACGTCTATATGACGAAGGGAGACTTGGATAAGTTGCCTGACTACGAGTATTTCGCCTCGCAAGTTCTTGACGACCCTAAAGCCCTAGAAGAATACACCAATATGATTGGTAAGGCTTTCGGTGGTGAGGATGACAATCCCGATCCTGAGGGAAACGCATAAGTGATCAAGACGATACCCCTCGCACCTGGCATCAATTATATTCAGAGGGGCTTGGGTTGGGGCTACTCCCTGACCAGTTTTGGTCATTGACTTTCTTTGAGTATGCCTCTTACTCTCGTTACTTCTTAGAGGAGGACAAAAGGCAATGGTGGCATACGTCATCTATGATGGCCTTGCAAGCAAATATGAATCGTGATCCTAAAAAGACACCACAACCATATGATGCCAAATCCTTCTATCCATATGATACTCAGGAGAAGAAAGCAAAGTTTGTTGATGTAATTTCAGACGACCATCGCGACCTTACGTCTCAATGGGCAAACAAATTACGAGATAATGGCCGCAAATGAGATAAGTAAGTTATCGGTACTGCTCCTATTCAATACGGAGCAATTTGAGACGCAACTCTCAAAAGTACAAATACATACAAAAAAGGCAGGTGCAAACTTGCAGCGCATAGGTCAGAAGCTAAGTCTAGGCTTATCGCTACCCCTAGCCGCAGCAGGTAAGCAAATTACTGACACGGCTACGAGCTTCGAGTATCAGATGGCTCGTGTGCAGGCTATTAGTGGGGCTACGGCACAGTCTTTCAATAGTCTACAAAAGAACGCGGAGGAACTCGGTGCAAGCACGATCTTCCAAGCCACGGCAGTAGGCAAACTCCAGGAGGAGTATGCAAAGCTCGGATTCACTGCTTCAGAGATTACAGCAGTAACGGAGAGCACTCTTAGTCTCGCTCAGGTAACGGGTGCTGACCTCGGACGTGCCGCTGAGATTGCGGGTAGTACACTCAGAATCTTCGGTAAAGACGTAAGTGAGGTCGGTCAAGTCAACGATGTCATTGCCGTAGCTATCAGTCAGTCAGCATTGGACTTTGAGTCGTTTGCTGAGACTATGAAATACGCGGGTTCGCAGGCGGCTATCTCAGCCGTTTCGATGGAAGAAATCTCCTCAGCAATGGGGGTGCTTGCCAACCGAGGGGTAAAGGGTTCTATTGCAGGTACTCGTTTGCGTATGATCCTTGCCAAACTCGCTGAGGAGGGAGGCAACACGCACGACAAGTTTATTGATCTCATCAACGGGTCAATGACAATGGTTGAGGCCATCGACCGCTTCGGTGTACGTGCGGCCTCAGCTGTCCCCGTATTGCAAGAGAATCGTAAAGAGTTCTTTGCTCTAGAGAACTCTATGCGACAAGCCGCAGGCACGTTGGATGGTATGCAGGAGACTATGGACGATACCGCGTTTGCGGTGCAGCGTAGGCTCATCTCAGCCCTTGAAAACTTAGCTATCCAGTTTGGTAAGGTGCTCTTACCTATCGTAAACTTCTTTCTTGAGGCCTTGATTAAAGTCGTAGGTGGGTTCTCACGCCTTCCTTCGGTAGTCAAGGGGTTCTTGGTTGCTATTGGAACGGCTATGGTGGTGATACCTCCGTTCTTGTTCCTTCTTGGCAGCGTCAAGTTATTGCTTGTTGATCTCCAACTACAGTTCCCAAAAACGGCTTTAGCTATGCAGGCTTCATTAGGGCCGATTGGTCTCTTGATTGCAGGCATCACCTTATTGACTCTTGGTATTGCTGAATATCTCCTGCAAGGGAAAGCGGTCGTCACTCTTCAGGATCGCATCAACGACGCTAACGCGGCAGCGGCTGAAGAGGCAGGTCGTATTCTACAACCTCTTCGCTCACTCATTGCTGAGTATGAGAATGAGAACACGACTATGAATCGTAAGCAAGCGATCTTGCGGGAGCTTCAGCGTTCTCAGCCGCGATACTTCAATAACCTAAGTACGGAGACAACGACTATTGAAGATCTGACCACGGCTTACGACAAGTTAAACGGGGCGATCAAAGAGACGGCTCGGTCACGCGCCATACAAAGTCAGCTCACCAAAATATCAGGGGAGCAAGCTAGTGCCATTGGAGAACAAGTCAAGGCTGAATTAGAGTTAGAGGAGATTGCCAAACGCAAGGTCGCTGGCGAGGAGGGCTTTGCTGATGTAAATCGTTTTATCCCTAATAAGAGTGGGGTTGGAGGTAGGTTTCAAACCTTTGACCCACAAGGGGCAAGAAAGGGAGAGCTTCAAAAGGTCATTGCTGATCAACAAGTGATCTTTGACCAACTTCAGAGGCAAGCTGATCGCTTACAATCAATGTTGGTTAGTGGAGATGGAAGCATTGCTGGTTTGTTAAAAGGCTTAGATGCCTTCGCGGTAGGGGCTGGGGGTGGTGGTGGTGGAGGAGGTGGTGGTGATATGGGCGAAGAGGTTTCCGATCTAGACAAGATCTTGAAACGTCTGAGTCAAAGCCTTGCGGTCATCAATGAGAAGTCTCGATTGCTAGGTACGGATGGCCTTGAAACGGCCAAGTCCAAGCTAAGTGCCTTCAATGCCGCCTTCGCTTCCTTGGTGCAACTACAAGCCAAGGGAGGGGACATCGGGGACAATCTCAACAGTGTTACGGAGAACATCAAGAAACTGACGGGAGCCATTGGGGACGAGGAAAGTCTATATGCCGTCTCAGATGCTCTGACTAAATACAACACACAGATAGAGCAATTAGGTGACAACCTAGGTGCAGGCTTCATTGATTCTAGTGCCGAGTTGAATGGTCAGATTTCCGCACAAAAGAACTTGATCAATACCTTGATTCCAATACTCGGTGCTGAGAATGAGATTGTCCAGGCGTTGGTGCTTTCATACGCCTCGCTCGTGGCTTTGAAAAAGAAGAACAATGAAGACACCGACAATGCAAACATCAAGCAAGAGGCATCCAATCGCCTAGCCGCAGCGGGAGCAAACATCATCAAGGACTTTGGGGCGCGACTAGGGGAGGCCGCTTCGTCAAGCAAGACATTCGGTCAGCAACTCGTGGCGGGACTCAAAGAAGCTGTCCTAGCAGTCTTAAACCTTGCATTTGCTCAGATGGTTCAAAATGCCTTGAACCCTGAGAACCCCGCGAACCAAGCAACATTTGGTTTCGCAGGTCTTGGAGCACTAGCAATAGGAATGGGTATCTTGACGGGGTTGATCAACTCTATCAATGTCCCCGCTCTTGCCCAGGGTGGTATCACGACTGGCCCTATGTTGGCTATGGTCGGTGACAACCGAAGCGGTAAGGAGGCAATCATTCCGCTTGAGAAACTCCCCGCCTTGATGGGTAAGATGGGAGGAGGCACACGGGTGTATGGACAACTTTCAGGATATGACATCGCTTTAAGTAGCGACCGATCAGGCAAACGATTTCAACGCATCTCTAGATAATGGCAAGAGTAAAGGCTTTTCAGACATTTTTCACTACGAGGCAGAGCGACACTTATAGACTTCTTATTCTTGATGAGGGAGCGAATCAATTAGGTTCGCAAAACGCTTCTTTGTATGGCTATTCGGCAACCGCGTTTACCATTCCAAAACGTGTAGACATTATTCACGATTCGGTGGTGCAAACTTGGGATGGGCCTACGGACACTGTACACGCTCCAATTATAGGTTCTCGATTAGAAGCCACCTTTCTAATACAACCCGACAACTATTACTTCACCGACATTATCAAGGCTCGTAAAGAAGGCGAGATTTGCTGTGTGTTGCAAAGACATAAAGGACTCACTACTACTCTTCAGACGAACTCATATCCTTCTAGTTTCTATGAGGATGTGTTTATCGGTTGCTTGTCGCCTGAGTCGGTAGAGTTCGACTTCACCAACCCTCCGTTTGAGTTGAAGCTCATCTTTACCGATGGCATCAGTTTGCTTCGTGATATGCCTTACGAGAAGGCTAATGGAGACCCTCATACTGACGACGCGACTTACGAAACATTCCGTACTCAGATTGGTCATTGCCTATCTAAGTTGCCCCACTTGTCCGTATTCGATCAGTCAATCAATGGTCGTTTCTTCACCGAGCAACTAGACATCTTCCACTTCAACCACAAAGACACGGGAGGGTTACTTGCTGACGCGGGGGAACCAAGTGGAGTGTTGAATAAGTCAGGGTGCAATCAGAATATATGGTATGAGACTAGACTACACGAAAACCCCTTTAATAGAAAACATCGAGTAGTAACGGGTGGATCGACTTGTTACGAGGTGATTGAAGACATTATGATCTCACTAGGTGCTACGTTTATGGCACATCGTGGCAGTTTTTGGGCGGTAAGTCCATTTCTAAACGACGACAATAACGTAGACAATCACGAAAGGGCATTTAAGGCCGATTATCGGACTATGACCGACCCTTCCTTTAAGGACTCGGCTTACCAGAATGGTGGTGGTTCTTCAGACTTTGGTAGCGATCTCTCAAACCGAATAAACCACTCTACCGATGACATCCTTTTGGGTAGCACTCGTAGCTATCTGAACCCTGTGAAGGCGGTGATGTACACGCATTCCAAAGGTGGTGCTCCGTACATCTTCAAACACACCTTGCCCATCACGGCAGAAGGGCCAGTTTTCGCACAAAACGTATTTGTCCCCGCACCCATAGGCACGGATCCAACTACTCCCTCATATGACTCGGCATTTGGTGGGGTTGGTTCAATCATAAACCAACAAGGCGAATCGTTCCCAATCACAAACAACGATTACAAGTTTGTTGGAGGACAAGAGTTGCTTATCAAGGGTAGGGTTGTCATTGATTCGCAGCTTACTAGTACCGACGATGACTTCGTTGGTGCACAGCCCGTAATTAAACTCAAGGTCAAGGTCGGAGACAAGTATCTCAAACAAACGACGTACGTTGCCCCTGGTAGTGATTTCAATCTAGTCAACAACTTTGGTCGCATACACATTGCCTTTGGGAATCCTATGAACGCAGGGGGAGGCGACTTTACAGGATGGAGGCCGATAAAAATAACTAGCGATCCTGAGTGGACGGACGTGGTAGGAGATCGCTTTGAATTTCCGTTTTTGATTGAGGGGCAAATGGAACCCGCCATTGACACCCTTGAGTACACTAATGGTCAAGATGTAGTGTCATTCCCCGTTGGGATGAATACCCGTAGGCACGAAGATCACTCGGAGCGTATGCGATTCCGATGGGAGGATAGAAAGAAAGAACACGATCTAAAACTAGATATAGT